TGCCAGGGCCATAAATGAATTATTAATCTGATTTATTTTTTCGGCCTCAGTGGTAAAATCCACCGCCGCCTTAACCGCAAGTCCTGCCGCCGCAACGACACCTAAAATTTCACCGGCCGTCGTTAATGTTTCAACGAGACTTTTTAGATTCTCGCCAGAGCCAAATTTATCCATTAGCCCTAAAGATTCTTTAAGCTTCGAAACAAACTCAGAATTGTCGAGGTCTAATACGACCTTGGTAATGTCGTCAGCCATACGTTTCTAGCCTCTTCTTTACGGCCAATTGTTGCATCATCACTTGGGTTGCTTGCTCCCAAGGTACATGCCAGCTTTTTTCATCGTCATTGTATTTTGGTCGGTCTTGGATTTCTTCGGGTGGCGAATAAAGATCACGCATTTGAAGAAAATAGTCTCTGAGCTTTGAGAAGTACTCTTCGTTACCCCTTGAGACCATAACGACCCTTTGCATATCCAACATGTAATCGGCCCGCTCCCTAAGACGTCGTTCCCTAGACGCCCTAAGAATTGAAAACACCTGCATGGCAGGCATTTTCAAAGTTTGTTGGGGCGTCCAACCGAATGTTGCGCAGCACTCTTCAATGAGGACGCTTGCGCGTATTCGTATATTGGAATCTTCAGTCGTTTTTTTTTTCCGTCACCCTTGTCCACTTGGCCCGTAATGGCATCGATAACAAGCTGATAAAGAGCTGCGACTTGCGCTTGGCTCATGGATAAAACGTCATCTAATGAAATCGTGTCGCAAACGGCAGAGATTACTCGGTGATACTTTTCGGCTAAAATCTTAGCCGGCAAAGACCCGTCCTCTTCGCTTGTTTGCATAAGGTCCGATTGAGCGTTGGCGAATTTTAAATATTCCTCAAGCTCAATTGGTTTAATGAGATGAATTTTGCCCTTAAACCGAAACGGAATTGGCTCCGCAATGATTGCGTCCAAGTCCGCCACCGGCTTCACATCTGGCTTAATTTCTTTTGCCTTTTTAGGCCAAAATTTACCGATCAAAGGCTATGATCCCCTGCTCTAAACATACGAGCCGGTGTTACTGAAGTATCAAGCAAGATTCTCCAAGTAACTTTCAAAACAGCCTGCTCGGTTGGACCAAACACATAAGTCGAATCTTCTAAAGGCAACGCTTTAAAGAAATACCACTCGTTGTCGTGAGCGCTTGATGCATCAACCAACGGATGAAGCAAAAGAGTTTGCGCCAAAGACAATTGGCGAAGAGCCGTTTGATCTTTAAAGTCGATGTATTGGTGAGGGCTTGTGCCACCAAGAAGTGCCGACGGAAAGATGGCTGAAAACTTTGATTTATCTCTTGTTTCAGCAATCTCGGTTTCGACGGTTACGTCCATACCGCTAATTGCCATATCAAGGATTGTTTTTCCGTACTGATCGGCCATCAGAGGCGTTTTCTCGTATTTGAATTTGATCGTGACGTTTTTTAAAGTCGCGCCCAAATCAACGCTGTTAAAAAGAACCTGACATGGTCCGATATCTAAATTCGATGTGGTCACTACTGGACTTGTTCCACCCGTTGGCATTTTCCCCCCTAGCTCGTAGGATTTTCGAAATGTTTAACTTCTAATTCAAGGGCGACCTCTTTTCGAAAGTTCGCCACGTTTTCTTGTTTCCTCGATTTTGTGTAGATCTCAGAAAACCGAAACCTCACCACCCGGACATATAGTTTCACATTTACTGTCGTGTCGTTAATAGTGCATTGATGTAACAATCTAAATAACGCAGCTTGATATCGATCACATAAGATCGTGAGCGATTCTTCGCCGCTCGCCTCGACCACGGCCGAGCAATAAAGTTTCATCGTGGCGTTTACGAAGTTCGCGCCGGTGCGATCCTCTGGGATTTCTCCAGAGTCAACGACCAAGAAAATTGCCGGCAATTGATATGTGTGCGCGCCATCAAATATGAAATAAGACTTTGGCGGAATGAGATTTAGTTTTACGTCCGCGCGATCAGACCGTACAAGCGCAAGCTCACTTGCGATGTTGGTCTTGATCTGATTTAGCACCAGGTCTCTGGTGATTTCTGACAGCTGCGGAGTCACTTAATTCCCACCCAAATAAGCCCTAAGTTGGGCTTTTAAATCCTCAATCGTTTGATCGCTTAGTCTTGTGAAATTTCTCGTCTCGTCCACGTACTTCGCGTAAGAGACTTTTGTTCCCATCTCGAGGCGCTTGCCGCTTACCATTTTGTAGTGATCGGTTTTGTTGTCGCCCGTGATCGAGTCCACCAATTTCCCGGTAGCGATCAGCATCTTTGTTCCGGCTCCGGGATAATCCCGAAACTGACTCAACTTCCTTAATCGATACTTTGGATTTAGCGGTTTCCATTGTTCCCCTTCACTTGCCCCTTCAGTCATCCAACGTTGTCTTTGGTGTTGAATGATTTGAGGGTATGCAACCCTGTTTAGCCACCCATCAACGAGGTTAGCTCTTGAAAGCATCCCGTTGAGTTTATTTGTTATCCCATCAAGCGAAATATCAAGCTTGATATTGTCACTCATCGCTTAGGCGCCACGTCTCTCACGCGCCCGCGCACGACACCCGATCTCGGAGCCAATGCCTGACCCTGACGATTTTTATAAAAATCGTCTCTCAGTCTAAAAGCCAGATCCATTTTTTGTTTTGCGATGTCGGCATACGCCTTAACCGGATCGAATCGTTTTTGATCTGAGCATCGTAAAGCTGATAAGTTTCGGCCAAATTCATGGCGAAGCGAAGCGACAACTTTTGAAATGCCTGTGATGCTGCGTATTCCTTCGACGCTGGTCTTAATCCTTCAGGCACACTCGTAAACGAGTCAACGTAGCCAGACCATTCGGCAGCCGATGTTACAAATTGTGTCAGCTCAGCGTCGGTAAACCATTGAACATAATACGTTGCCGTGATCGTTTGCCCATTAGTCGGTGCCGCTGAAAGAGTAAACCCACCGCTTACAAGATCGTCCGCAGTTACGGTTTGTAAAGCGTCGTCAACAAACACGCCGGTCGCATCGGTTGGAGCAACCGTAAAATCGGTGACTCGTCGAAACTCAAACGTTTTAAACTTCGTATTGGTTCCATCAAGTTGACCCAATACTTGTTTTCGCCACATAAGTTTGTCGGTCGGACCGTCACTTAAGAGCATTCGAATGTCTGAAACGGCTGTATCCCAAGACAAGGCTTAACTCTCCAAAATTTCGCGCGCTTCTTGTTCTCCAAAGCCTAGGGCAATGTAGGTGTAACGAAGCTTTTGTTCGCGCATAAATTCTTTTTTCTTTTTACAAGTCTCAACTTCTAAGTCTGAGCGAGGAAAATCGATAAACAGGGGGGCGATGGTTCCTTCGCTCAATTTTGCATGTGGGTAATAAAGATCCACATAATGCATTTTCCAATCAACAAACGCTTTTACTGCGCCGGGAATTGGATGATTTCTTTGATAGAAATTGCTTTCGGCTAAAATGTCCGAAAGCTTTGTAAACACGGATTTTCTCAAAATTGACTGCGAGGCTTTTTTTTCAGCCTGCTCTTTTGCAGTCACCATCCGATCGGTGCCGGCCTGTTTAATTACCGCTGCTTTTGCCATGAAACGTTTCTCCCTTTTACTTTCACGTCGTTACTGGACAAGCCAATAACCAGGTCAAAGAGGCCGAGGGAAAATGAAAACCCTCGGCCACAAATTGAACTATTAGACGCTTCCGTCGTTACCGCGCCATGCGAAGCGTGGATCGATAACGTCAGCATTCATACGAGTGCTTGCTTTGAAGCGATGTACATCGCGCTCGAAGTTTGCACCAGAGTTTGGAGCCTCTGTTTGAACGCTAACTGGAGTGCGCATAGCAACCTGGAACCAAGGCTTAGAATCATCAACGATGAACCAAGCTTTGCTAAGGCCGCCAACAACACCTGAGTTATCAGGCATAAAGCGAGTAACCGATACATCCAAGATACCTTGGATCGGGTTGATCGCAAACGCGCCACCAACTGCGCCGGCCGATGCCGCACCAGATGGATAGTAAGCAGAGTTCAAAAGAACGGCTGCATCAAAACGATTAACTGGCGAAATCAAAAGTCTCTTTGGATTTACCATCATTGTGATGCCCAAAAGGTTCTTTTGAACCATCAATGCTTCGATACCAGCTTGTACACCCGCTTGAGTGAGTGCTGTGTATGTAGCAGGACGGTTATAACCACCACCAACAAACGGTGCTGAGCTTTGAGCCCATGGCCAGTTTGCTTCTGTCGACGGTTTTGTTTCAGATACTGGAACGTTGAAACCAGCATATGAAGTGTTAGCAACGGATTGCAATTTTCCGTAAACCAAAACTTCAGTCAAAATCGCAAGGTACTCGCCGAGCATTCCAGCTTGTTGCTTGAATTGACCAGTTTGATCGTCCTCGAGAAGCTCTTCCTCAACTGAGTACATAGAACCGTATTTGCGAGCGACGAGTTTGCCGTCGTAGCCAGCCGCACGTACTTCTGGATAAGGCATCTGAGCGCCAACTTCGCGTGGGAAACTCAAACCTTGCAATGCTGCGTAAGGAGTTTCTTTAAGGTTAGTTGGTGTAACGGTTGCCCAGTCTTTATAAGAAACTGCGACAAGGTTATACATGCCGATGATGTTTTGAAGGAGTCCTGCAACCAAGAAGGTTTGAAAAGCCGACTCAGAATCAGCTTCGCGCAATTGCTCGTTCAATTGACCGCGGAATTTCTTCCAAGAAAAACCCTCTTTCATTACAGGGAATTTTTCTGAATCAGTCATTGGATCAATGCCGTAACGAGCTTTCGCAGTGCTGCGGAAAGCCTTCATTTCAGCATTTTCAAGCATATGCTTTTGAATCTTTTTGTTGTTCTCTTCTAGTTTCGTATTTGTCGATGCGCGACCAGCAAGGTAGGCATCGAACTTTTGAAGCATTTCGTCTCTTTGTTTTTGTTCCATAGTCTTTGCCCCCTAATTAAAACTTCAATGTGTCGCCAGGATAACGGGCGCCAATTTTACAAGTAACTTCCTTAGTTCCGTCGCCAGTGATCGAAGCACCTTCTTGACCAGTGTAAACACCGATAATTTTTGTGCCCGACGCTTGAACGTTACGAGTTCCAGTCGCTGGATCTGCATAAACAACTTGGCCAGAAACTAGAGTATCACCAGATTTCAAGATCACACTGTATTCGTCACCGAATGTAGGACCCGGAATTGATGGGATACCAACTGAAGCGTCAACGCTTGTTACATAGCTAGCTGGATACTTACCGTTAACGATTGTAACGGGCGCGATACCAAGGAATGTCACGCCGTCAGTTTCGCCAACAAGCGGTGCAACGATGTGGTTTGTTGTATCCATGAACAACAAATCACCTTGGTTAAATGAAGTAGTAGCAGCAACCAACTTTTGGATGTCAGCGACAACCGTGTTGGTAGCTACCTTTCTTTTTACGTTATTAACTCCTGCCATTTTGATTTCCCCCTAAATGACTGAATTACTCTTCAACGCAACCCGAGAAATCGAGTTTTGAAGTGTGGGTTTTAGAACCGTCTTCTTGGAATGATGATTTTTCACTGATTGCGGTCCAATCAATTTCAGTGCGAGTGTTTTTCACACCTTCCAAAAAGATACCCCAACGTGAGTCGAAATCCTTTTTGGTTTTAAGTTCGCCTGCAGCCTCAAGAAATCGTTTAGTGATCGCATTTGGCTGACCAGACTCTTTAAGCTTTTTGTCGACATATTCCGTCACTTCAGCTTTTTTAGCCTTGCTCTCTAAAGCCGCTAGACGGCCTTCCGCCTCTAACAACTTCTTAGCCAATAACTGTTCACGTTTCGATTCTTTATGGCCTTCGGCTTTATCATCCGAACCATCATCATCTTTTGGATCTGGTTTCGCTGCTTTTTTAGGAGCCGCTTTATCTTTAACCTGTTCTGGATCACCTTGATCTTCAGATTCAGTTTTACTTTGTTTTTGAGCCATGTGATGCGCAAGCTTTACAGCTTCGCCAGCGTGTTTGAACGCCTCTTCACTAGATTTGCCCATTTCTTTATGACCTTCATACGCTTCTTTAGCGAGTGAATGCATGGCCTCTTTAGATTCGTCGTCCATGCCTTCGTGATCGTCACCCAAATAATCTTTGAGCATTTTTTTGATCAATTGAATGTCTTGCTCTTCATCGGCGTGATCGCCAGATGAATCAGCATCTTCGTCCGCCTCATGAGATTCAGACTCGTCCTCATGATGGCTTTCAGACTCATCCTCATGGTGCGATTGTTTGCACTCATCTTCTTTGTGGCCCTCTTTTTTTTCCATCTCTTCTTTTTTATTTTCTTTCTTTTTTGCCATCGGTTTTTTCTCCCTCGATGATATTTAGAATTTTTCCACCCGCACCGGCCGCCGTGACCAAATCACACGACACAACTGATGTGATTAAACTTACCACCCGAACAGTATCGATACCTTGTTCTTTAGCCTCTTGAAGTTTTGGCTTTGCACCCTCGGGCGCCATCGCCATTACATCATCGATGCTTTTTTCTTCGCTATCGCCACCGGCATTGATAGATAAACCGATAAATTCCTTTTCAGGAAATTTTTGTTTATTTTCAACCGCGCGGGCCATTTGAGCTCTTTGTAATTCTGTTTTCGGAACATTCAACACGTCAAGGGTGGATGTTAGAACAGTACAACCGCCGTCATTCATCTCGGTCTTTACGCCTTCGAAATGACCGATAATGTCCCTAGTTGAACGCTCGGGCCGATTTTCTTCTTCGTCCCTTGCCGGGTGGTCAACAAAGCATTTCTCGCCTTCAAACAGTTTAACTGCTGATTCAAGCGCCTCTTTTGTGTAGTAAAACGCGTCACCGAAGTTCCCTAAACCCTCTTCGATAATGACGACGTCAAACTCTGTGGGGAGGCCTGACTTCAAAGCTTTGGCTTCGCGAAACACTCGGGCAGTTAACTTAATGTCCGTTTCTTTTTTCTTAGCCACTGCAAAAGTAGGATTGCTTGAGGCGCTATCGGCCTGCTTTTGTTTTTTGCTGACCTTTAAATGTTTGCCCAAGAGCTTATCGGCCA